GCTTCACTTGATATCCCGGCGGTCGCTTGGTGGGGCGGATACTACATCGAAGATGACGAGGTTTGGAAGGCGATCAAGGATGGCACCTTTGTCGGCTTCTCGATAGGCGGAAGCGCCAGCCGGGAGACCATGAATGCCGAATAAGCTCAGCCACCTCAATATTCAAGAGGTCGCACTTTGCCACCGGGGCATGAACAAGCATGCTCGCGTTGCGCTATTCAAGGCATCAACCCCAGAAGACGAAATCCCCTATGACGAGATTGCGGTTGAGGCCGCGCGCCTTGCGAAGGAAAACGACGATCCTGTCTCTTTCCGCGAAGCGCTCCGCGCGCAGCTTGTTGAGCGGATGGGATGGGAGATCAGCGACAAGCTTTGGCCGATCTTCGACGCCTTCCGCACCAGCATCATCAACACAATTTCCAATATCGAGGATGAGGAGCAGCGGGCGGCGCAGCTTGAAATCAACGTCCGCGACTTCCTTGATGCGGCGCAGAACGCCGCTGATGACGTCCCTGTCAAGTCAGAGCCAAATGGAGGCAACACCATGACAATTGAAGAGCTTCAGGCGAAGCTGGAGGGGATGGAAAAGTCCGCCTCCGCAATGCGCAACGTCCTGTTCAAGGCCGGTTACGACATCACCGAAGGCGATGATGGTTCCATCACCATCACCGATCCCGCCCCGCAGGAATTCATCACCATCGACGGCGAGCAGGTCAACAAGGCCGATGTTCCCGCCCCGCTGCTGAAGCGTATCGAGGCGGATCGTGCGCGGCTGGAGAAGCTGGAGAAGGCCGCTGAGATCACGGAGCTTTCGAAGCAGGCGGAGGAGCTTTTCCCGAACCTCGCTGGCACCGCGACCCAGAAGGGCGCTCTCCTCAAGTCGATCAACGCCATCGAGGATGAGGACACCCGGAAGGCTGTCCATGAGAGTCTGAAGGCTGCTGACGCCTCCGCGAAGGCGGCGTTTGATTCGGTTGGCAAGACCGGAAGCGACGGCGACGGCGACGGGGCAGTGGAGAAGCTGAACAAGGCCGCGAAGGAATACGCGGTGGAGAAGGGTGTTCCCTTTGAATCCGGTTTCGCGGCTTTCGTCAAGACGGCGGAGGGCCGGAAGCTTCGCGCCGAGGCTGAGGCAGAGCGCCGGGGCAACTGATTCCCGGAGAAGGTTAAACGCGGGCAATCCCCGCAAGTGAGGAAAGAATATCATGGCAGTAAATGATGCAATGGTGGAAATCTCGCTGGTGGCCGGTCAGGACTTGTCCGCCAACCAGTTCCACTTCGTCTCCGTGGCCGCTGACGGCCAGATTGACCCCACCGGGGATGGTCTGGCCGCAGATGGCATCCTGACCAACAAGCCGGATGCCGCAGGCAAGGCCGCAACCGTCGCCATTCCGAATGGCGCGCGGGTGAAGGTCGAATGTGGCGGGACCGTCACCGCTGGCGGCGAAGTCGCCTCCAACGCGACGGGGGAAGCGGTTGACGCCGCATCCGGCGACATCATCCTTGGCACCGCATTGGAGGGCGGGGCAGATGGCGAGATCATCTCCATCCTCTTCAATGTTCGCGGAGCGGCTGGCTAAGGCTGGCGTCCTGTAATCGGGTTCATCAAATAGGAGCATTCAAATGCCTCTCCCCACCGCATCGGACGTCCATGTTGACTCCATGCTCACCAATATCTCGGTTGCCTTCCTTCAGCAGGCGACCAACTTCATCGCGCGACAGGTCTTCCCGAATGTTCCGGTGATGAAGCAGTCAGATCGGTACTTTATCTACAATCGCGGGGACATGAACCGTGATGAGGCGAAGAAGCGCGCTCCCGGAACGGAAAGTGCTGGCAGCGGATACCGGCTGGACAACACGCCCAACTATTTCTGCGACGTCTGGGCATTCCACAAGGATGTTCCGGCGCAGATCGTCTCCAACTCCGATGCGGCCCATGATCCGTTCGATGTTGCGGCGGCGTTCACGATGCAGAAGCTGATGATCCGGCATGAGGCGGAGTTCGCCTCCACCTTCATGGCTGCGGGCGTCTGGGACAACTCCGATACCGGCGTTGCGACGTCCGCCGGATCGGGCGAAGTCATCCAGTGGTCCGATGATGTCAACTCCGATCCCATTGGCAATATCCGCGATGCGAAGGACACCATTCTGGAAGCGACCGGCTTTGAGCCCAACACGCTGGTGCTGGGCAAGAAGGTCTTTTCCGCTCTGGTGGACCACCCCGACATCGTGGATCGCGTCAAGTATGCTTCCTCCACCACAGAGAACCCCGCGACCGTCAACGAACGGACGCTGGCCGCGCTCTTTGGTCTGGATCGCGTCATGATTTCCAAGGCGGTTGAGAACACCGCAGCGGAGGGCGCGACCGAGGCCGGAAGCTTCATCGTGGGCAAGAAGGCGCTGTTGTGCTACGCAACGCCCACGCCGGGGATCATGGTCCCGACCGCCGGGTACAACTTCAGCTGGCAGGGCTTCCTGAACCAGACGAATGAATTCGGCATCGCCACCAAGCGTTTCGAGATGCGCGAGCTTGAAGCGGAGCGTGTCGAGGCGCAGATGGCGCTGGACATGAAGGTCATCGCATCCGAGATGGGGTACTTCTGGAATACCATCGTCGCGTAAGCGATCTGGAGAAGGAGAAGCACATGGGCCGACGACCATTGTATTACTCAGCAGGATTTGATCCTCTCAAACCCCTCGTGGTTCGGAGAGCGATCAAGTCCGCTGGGCGCGACTTCCGACCGGGCGATGATTTCCCTTGGACGAAGATGGCAATCTCGCAGAAGCGGGCGCGCCAGCTTTTCGACATGGGGAAGCTTCGCCACAAGACTTTCGCTGACAGCCCTCTCGATCAGAACCAGCCCTCCCCGGTTGGAGCGGGCGCGCCAGCGGGCGATGCGCCGGGAGGGAGTGACCCTGCAAGCTCCCCTCCCGGCGCTGGTTCGCCGGATACCCTTGACTCCATCGACAGCATGCCTGAGCTTCGGGCGATTGCTGAGGCGGAGGGCGCACCCTTCAAGGTATCGAAGCAGCAGCAGCGCGATGCGATCCGAGCGCACCGCGCGGAGCAGGAGAGCTAGGTGACTTGGACCTATGACGGAGCGCCGGGGACATCCAACGCCGCGCAGCGGCGTGACTCCGTTCGCTTCCTGACGGGGGATACCGACACCACCGATCAGCAGGTGACTGACGAAGAAATCGCCTTCACCCTCTCCCAGTCCAATGATCAGATCTATTCCGCCGGGGCTGCGACCGCGCGGGCAATCGCGGCGAAGTACTCCCGACTGGTCAACACCTCGCATGAAAGCCTGCGCGCGGACTACAGCAACCGCCAGACGCACTATCTTCAGCTTGCCCAGCGTCTTGATGCGGCGCAGGCGTCAACGGGCGGCGCTCTTACGCACAAGGCGGGCGGCATCTCGATTGATGAGATGGAGTCCGTTCGCGAAGATGATGACCGCCCCAAGCCCTTCTTTGAGTGGGGGCAGTTCGAAAACCCTCCGCGATACCAGATTGATGGGGATGATGACAGGACATTCTGATGCTTCCATTCTCGCAGGTTGATGGGCCGCGTTGGGATGACCGTCCGCTCTATATCATAGGCGGCGGGGACAGTATCCGGGGACTGGACTTCTCAAAGCTTGAGGGGCGGAAGCTAGGCGTTAACAAGAGCGCTTGGACGGCGGATTGCGATGCGCTGGTTACGCTGGACCAGCACTTCGCCCGAATGTGCAGCTCTGACATCTCCGCCTTCGCAGAGAGTGGGAGGGAGGCGTTTCTGGTACTCCCGCCCAACGAAGATGCCAAGCCCATCCCCGGAGCCACCTATGTCATCCGAAGGCGCGGCCCAGACCTAAGCCTTGATCCCTCCTGCGTCCACGGCGTCAATAGCGGCTTCGCGGCGCTGGGGATCGCTTGGCACAAGGGGGCGCGTGAGATCGGGCTTCTTGGCTTCGACATGCAATATGGAAAGACGGGCGCGACCCATTGGCATGGGGGATACTCTTGGCATGGAAAGCAAAGCCACCGAATGTACGACAAGTGGGCCAATGGTTTTGAGAAGGCGGCGGCGCAGTTTCGCGCGGAAGGCGTCAATGTCGTCAACTTCATTGGCGATCCGAAAAGCAAGATAACATGTTTCCCGGTGAGTTCCCTGAATGACCTATTCTGACCGCCCAATCCTGATCGCCTCTCCTACCCGGAGCGGGACAACGCTGCTGGCGTGGGGAATTCACCTCCACGGCGTATGGATCGGGGAAGGTAAGGTGACGAGCGCTCCCGAGACCAACCCGCAGGTGCCAACGGAGAACGCCGCCATAAAGAAGTACCTCAAAGGCATCTCCGGCGCTCCGGAGGGCTTCCGGGAGGGGCTGCTGGCGCTGGCGCAGACGGATGGCCCTTGGCTCATCAAGACGGCGCAGACGCTCATGAAGCAGGACGCCTTCCTTAAGCACTTCCCGGAGGCGCTCTGGCTTCTCCCCTATCGACCAGTTGATGATATTGTCGCCTCCGCAATGCGCCACCCCGGCATGCGGAAGGCAGGGGAGGCCGCGCGCCGGAGGAT